TATATCTTTGTATAGATGGATCAACATCTGCTGCATCTAATAGTCTTTTAGCTTCTAATAGTTTAGCGATTGTTAAACCATCAGTTTGTGATGCAGAGAATGGTTTTTGTCCAGCTGGAAGTGTAACAGAAGTAGATCCAGTTTCACCTGAAAATGCTGTTCCACCTAAAGCTGTGATTATAACATCATCCATAGCTCTTCCCATAGCAGCAGCCGCAGCTTTTGCGTAAGAAGAAGTAGGATCAATCAATAATCTTACTTTGTCGGCATTGTCTATTAGATCAGCCCATTCGTAGTCTGCAAGACTTACTCTTCGTCTAGAATGTGGCGTATCAATTTGTGGTGTATCTGCGTGTCTAGAAGTTCTTAGTTGAGCAGTAGTTTTACCTACTTGATCAAAAAAAGCATTCTTTCCAACAACTGTTTCAACATCCACAGCTTCTCGTAATACTGATCCCATTTGCTGAGACAGCATTTGTACGTTTGAACTATACTGCTGTACAAAAGCAGTAGTTATTTGATTTGACATATTGTCATCTCCTGTTGGTTTGTTAGTTAAAAAAAGTCAGAAAGTTCCCTGTTAAACAGGCTATCTTGCATTTAACGACTGTTAGTCGGTTGTCTTTTCCAAACTGCCAAGTAAGGTTCTATTGAATTATCTTACTTCTTTTTTGTGATATTATTATCACTAACAACCCACCTATAATATTCTGAAGCGATTGGCAATGGATTATTTTTTTGCTGTTCAGAGCCAGAATCCATAACAATCCTAAGTATTTCTAACCTCAGTTCTTTATCATTAAGATGACTATTGTTCTCCGCCATATAGCATTTCTCTAAGTTCTAGAACTTGATTTACAACCTTTTTATGATTTGGATGGTTTTTATTCCAATAAGCACCATCTCTATCTGAGGTTAATTCATCAATTTCTTTTTCAATATCTTTAACACTTACAGCGTTACCAGATTCAGAACTTACAATTTTATCTTCTGACGTAGTTTCTGCTATCTTTGCAAAGGCTCTAATCATTTTAGGATGATCACCAATTCTAGTTCCATCTCTTAATTGCATATCTAAAAAATCTGCATCAAGATACGTTTTAGCTACAGAACCAGCTCTTTTAAGGTTTTCATCAAATGATCTACCCCACTCCTGTCTTAATTCATTTGCTGATTGAGCTTGTGCAGATTCAGCATTGACTGACATTTCTTTAGCAGATTGTTCGATAGTTGATTTATAAAACTCAAGTATGCCTTGAGCTTGTTTATTATTCAAACCAAGTTTATGTGCATTAGTTGCAAATGCTTTGATTGAATTTTCATCAACTGGAGCAATTTCAGATTTAAAATCTAATTTATATTCTGTTGGAGACATTGGTCTGCCAAGTTTAGCATACACTTCGTTCCATTGATCTTCTGTTGAGTTTTTATTTGGTATGGAAACTTTATCCGCACCAATCATTTTAGTTGCGTTGATATAACTTTTTGCAAGAGCATCTAGTTCTGTAAATTTTGAAATGTTTGGATCATTTCTAAATTCTTCAGAGATTGCTTCTTTCCAAGTTTTCCCTGCAACTGTTGTTTGTGGTTGTGTTGTATTAAGTATTGGAACTGTCGCCTGTGGTGTACTTTCTGTCGTCACAGGCTGAACAGTTTGTTCAGTTGTCTGTACTTCTGACATTTTATTTTCCTTTTACGTTATCATTGAGCAGCATGTTTTTAATAAATAGAAGAACGCTGCGTTGTCCCTCCATATATGCACTTTCATGACTATCACCTCTAACATTGGTGGTAGTATTATAGTGGCATCTCTTTTCAAGATCAGTCATAACTAATTTGCCATGATCTGAATTGAATACTATTTTATAGTTTTCTTTTAACTGCAGTAATTCTTTTTCCATTAATTTTATTCTTCACCTCTAACTAACGCTTGTGCCTCTTCAGGTAAAGCCTTTGCTAAAGGTGCAACTTGTCCACCAGCTTGTGCTATTTGTTGCATCTGTGCTAACTGTTGTTGTTGCATCATTTGTTGTTCTTTTTGTTGTCGTATTGCATTAACTTCATTTTGTGATTTTAATACTTTAGCAGGAACTCCTACAATGTCAGCTAAATGTCTAACTAGTTGATCAATATCCACATGATCAAATACTGGTGATACTCTTGCTAAAGAACCAAATATTTCTATAGCTCTCATAATAGATTGTAACTCTGAAGCCTTTTGTGCTTTGGCAAGTGGAGATACATATTCGATTTGTATGTCTTTGCCTTGTAAAAATTCTGGTGGTTGTCTAAACATTTTTCTTCTAAATAGAATTGCAAATACTCTATCAATCATTGGTCTTAGTAATTCTGATTGTAGTCTTCCAAGAACTGGACCAAGCAATCTCATCTTCTCTTCGTTTCTTTGGATAACTTCTGTAGCAGTCATTTGTGGACCTTGTTGCATCATTAATTGATTTACATAAAACACATCTCTGATTGCACCACGTCTTTGCTCTTCCATATTTAAACCTAATGGATTGTTCGCACCAATATTTAATGGTTCAATTCTGTCTCTAGTTCCAGATCTATAAAAATTTAATCCGCCTGGTACTGTTCGCACAGGTAATATAAATCCATCATCAGGAACTAATAGTGGTGGATCAACTTGTTTCTGTGCAGCTTTAATGGTTGTCTTAGACATTTCATTTAACATCTTAACATCTGGTAAAGCTGTCATCGCTGGTGATCTTCCATAAATTTCAAACGATGCTTTTAAATATCTTGGCACGACATAAGGAAACTCATTAAATCCAGATTGTGATATTTCATGTTTGTTATCTGGTTCAATGTAACACGATGCAAATGGCATGTTCTTGTTATCACGTTTGTTAGGATTATAATTTTCTCTTGGATAAACTACATGCAAGATTGAAACTTCTTCGTATGGATCTTTTGTTGCTGTAACTCTAATTTGTTTTGAAACATTTGCTTCACCAAATTGCATGATTGCAGCTCTGGCTGAAATTCTAAAATGTCTAAATACTGTATCTATTCTTCCTTTATTATTTTCTGAAATATAAATTTCATTTATATGTCTAGTTGAAAATCGTATGATGTCATCTGAATCTTCTTCAATGTACATTGCTGAAGTTCCAAAAGTAATTAGATCGTGATACAGTTCAAAAATTTCTTGTTGAAAGTTAGATCTATTAAATGCGTCATACATTTTTTCAGTTGCATCTTCTAACCATTCATTAGCTTCATCTTCATCTACAAAATCTATATTTTTAAATTTTAGAGAAAACCAAGGAACAGATGGATTAGTAAGCATACCATGTAATGACGCTGATAATAATTCAACAGCATGTAGTGGTGATGAATCAAAAATTAACTCTGATCTCTTATCTCCTTTGGATCGTTGCTTAGTTACATCTGCTTTTCTTGGCAGCATATAATCTGCAACTTCTTGCCAATGCGACTCCCACGTTTGACGTTGCGTTTTTAATTTATGAAATCTTGCAAGAAGATCTTTGACTAAAGGTGATTCAGCCACGTTATCCTCCTAGCAACGTAGATGTTCCAAGCGTTGCTGGTTGTTCAACCCCTGTTGATGATGTGAGTATGGTTGGCGATTTTCCTCTTCTTCGTTTTCTAACTGTCATTGGTTCTGTTGCACTAGCTGCAGTTGCTTGAGATACTTCTGCGGTAGTTGGTGCAGAATACATAGGTGCAGGTCTAGGTGCAGGTTGTGATATAATGCTTGTAATTGGTTTTGTAACTGCTGATACTGCTCCACCCATATTATGAACCTAGTAATGTTTTCTTCTCTGTTGTTGCTTCTTCAACAAGTGGAGATGTTAATATTGTACTTGCTCTACCTTTTCGTTTTCTAATAATTTCATCTTGCTCAGCTTTTATTTTTGCCTTTTCTTCAGCAGATAGTTCTGCAGAAGGTGGTGGTGGTAAAGGTTGCACAGGTGGCAACGATGGCATCTTTGGTGAAAATAATGAACCCATATTTATATAATCTTATAGCTATTATCTGCTACACTTTGCGGTGCTGATTGTCTAGTATTTATTTCTTGTAACCCTAAAGCTAGATATCTCATAGCATCACAAGCATGTGAACTCCAATCGTGTACTGGCTTAGATCTAAATACTCTATTTTTATCTATATATTTTCTATGGTAATGTCTTAACGCATCAATTAATTTTTTGCAACTATCTGTGTCTATCCAACATCTTGGTAGCAGCATAGATACAGCGTGTATGCCATCCTCTAAAGATATTTTTGGTATAACTTTAAATCTAATTCCTAGCTGATAAGCAACCTCACGTCTGGTTCTACCATTACTAAAATCTGTAACTTCAATATCGTGTGGTGCGTAATGATTGTTATAGATATAATCTTTAGATTTTAATATCTGAACATAGTGCGGCAAACCTTGACCACGTTCCTCATAGTAATCAATAATGTTTACTGCTCTACCTAATTGTTGAAAGAATATTATAGCTGAATGATCTGATACGCCTAAATCCCAGGCTGTATTTACTGCAAGTGATGGATCATAAGGAACTCTTGTTAGTTGTTTAGCATTCTCAATTTTAATTAAAACATCATTGTAAATAGCACCTTCAATATTTGCTATCCAATCGCATTCAAACTCTTGTCTAAATTTCTTTTCACCCATTACCTCTTTTGCTTTTGTAAGTTCATCTAGATCAACAATCTTAGTTTCAGAAGCTCTTGCTATGTAATGCAACCAATCTTTATTAGCTTGTGCGTGTTGGTATAATTCATAGAAGTTGTTATTTGTTCCTTGTGGTGTTCCTATAAATACGCACCAACCCTTTCTGTCAGATAATGCTGGTCGTATAATCTCAGTAAATAACTTGCCATTGATGTTGGCATATTCATCAATAACGCAGCCATCAAGATAGATACCTCGTAATCCATCAGAGTTCTCAGCACCTAATAAAGTTATTCTAGCACCATTGGGTAAATCACACCTTAGTTCTGTTTCATTGAATTTCACATTAGGAATTAGAGATGTAAACTGTTTTATGTAATCCCAAGCAATAGATTTAGCTTGTTTGAATGTTGGTGCAATGTAGGCAAATCTTGGATTAACTGATGTTGCTTTTAAGGCAGACATTAGAAGATGATTAATCATACATACAGTTTTGCCAAACCTTCTATGGCAGACTAACACAGACCATCTGTATTTCTTTAGTTTAAAATGTAGGTAGGTTTGTTTATCTCTTGGATAGTAAGGAATCTTATAATTAATCTTACCATCACTAACTATAGTTTCTTTAATCTGTTGTAACGCCATTAGTGGTAGTATTTAGATTTGTCGTTTTCAAATATACTATTATCAATATTAAGCATCATCATCAACCAAGAACTGAATAAGGCGGAATGTTGTTTGTTTTTAAAACCTGTAAACTTTACTGATACAGAGTTATCTTTATCAATAAAAACTACAGCTTTAAGGCTGGATGTTTCAAAGAAATCTTCATCGTTCTGGTGCATACAATTCATATAACTTGATATTATATTTTTACAAAACTTATTTAAATGGGTGTCAGGCAGAAAAGGATGGTGGGTTGTTTGCTGGGGGTGGGGTATGTGTGTCTTGGATTTTATAGTTTGTGGTGCGGCTAAGGCTGTGGCTAACTGTGTTCTGCAGTCCCATCAATATATATAATAGAAAAGGCGGCTACATTCTGGGGGTAGGTATAGGGTTGCATCTTAAAAAATGCTTTGTTTATAGCTCGAATGCCTTGTTTATATGTGTATATGTATTAGTGATAATTTATTACTATCGGAAACACTTATGAATTTATCAACATTATTAGTAATGATAATTAATAGTTGTCGATACCAATACTACTAATGGTATAGATCCGATTTAATACACACTTTTGGTTGTATGTTGCCTTTGCTTATGAATAGCAAGTATTCAACAATATAACTTATACACACATCTTTAAGTTTAATTCTTGATCCATTCTTAATTGGTTTATATTTTATTCTTTTATTTCAATTCCTGGTTATGCTGTTCATAACTTTTTTCTTTTCTTTTATCTTTTCTTTTTTTGTCTTTGTCTTTTCTTGCTCGTTGTATTTTTGCAACAAGTTGTATTTATGCAACAAATATAATTGGTTGTAATTATGCAACAAAATAAAAAAAAATAATTATTTTAATTTTAACTATTGACTTAATAAATAATATATCCTAATTGGTTATTAAACAACAAAGGAGAAATAATATGGGTTGGAGTTGCTCACAAGCCGCTGATAATACAATTGAGAAAATAAACTTACTTGTACAATCACAATGCTCTAATGTTTTAAAAAATTATCAGGATCAATTACCTGGTGGTTTTTTTGAAATTAATAGAGCTAAAGAACACGAGGATGGATCTATTACAGGATCAGTTCATAGATTTGTTGGAACTGATAAGTGTTCTAAAGTAGGATCATTTAAAATAAATTCTAATGGAACAATTGCATGGTTCCCAATGCTTCCTTTAGCAATTAAAAAAGCAATTAATGATCCAATAAAAAAAGTTGAAATGGATAGAGTATCAAAAAATAAAGAGTTATTTGATTTTGATAAAGCCAATAGACAAATTAACGAGGCATTTAATAAATTAATTTAATTTTAATAACTTATAACCCTGGAATTATCTAGGGTTATAGGATCTTAAAATA